GCTTGTTTTCACAATTGACCTGAACTACCTAGACCAGCCCACCCGAAGGATTTTTGGTTTCGGCAACGACTGTGGCAGCCGCCCCACATGAAGCTTCATTCATGCAGTGTAAACTCTTCCGCGGTTTACTTACTATAGTTGAATGGGAGCAACTACAACTCCAAACACACATAAACTACGTGGTGTGTGTCCCACCCTATCTAAACAACATCATTTTTGTTTTTGACAACATGTTATAATCCTTGTCAGAGGATCCGCTGGCCTAGCGACTTTTATTAAATTTTTATGTTTACAGTTGTTATGATAGTGGTTGATACAACATCCTGACGTCAACCACGGATCAGGAGGCCGCGACATTACGGTGTCGCAGAGGCGTTGTTATACCCTGTACATGACAGGAATCCATAACAAGGGATAGCCCAACAATTTTAAATGGCATTGGATGGTATTTGGGTGACGAACAAATCGAAACTCACGCCGTTGGCAGGTAACGTTCCTACGGCGCCTAGCGCAAGCACCAAGTCGTCGTTATTTGTAACCTTAACAAAATAAGTGATAAAATAACGACTATTAGTAGTTGTCGCATTGTCGGCTTCACCGTAGGAATCAACTGGATTGCCGATCAACAGATAAGCTGTTCCATTAGTAAAGGTCTGGGATGGGGCGACGCACGCAGTACTGTCGCCTATCCACAACATTTGGAACATGAATACTGACCCGGCTTGGGCGTTAGGAATGGTGAGCGAGCTAGTCACACCCAGCAATCTAGATGCGGTCATCTGTAGATTGTTCGTGTAAAAAGCACCATTCGCAACTCCAGAAGTGGCGGTACCTAATGGCTTAGCATTGGAATAACTGGTAGACATCCAGTGTGTGAAAGGGGCGCTGAAATCACCTCCACCTGATGAAAGGACTGGTTTAAACAATTCGACTTCGTAGGTGACCCACAATTCTCCGACAACGGCAGTTGCTTGTGATCCGTTAGAATACACAGCAATATGACCGAGATCATAGAACTTAGGGTCTTGAGTTAAACTCAAAGAACCACTACGTATATATTGTATGGACAGTGGATTTTCCTTCGGATCGCATTCGATCGGGAGTATAAACGACTCTGATGGTTTAGCATCCGCAGACCACATCTCATTCAACAAATCAACTTTGGTATTAGGTAATGGGGCATCGGAACGGTATTGACATACCATTGAAATGGTGCCCAGAGCTGTATTTGTAGAATTGAGAGCGTCTGCAGACGTAGACTTAAACTGGTATATGAGTCCTCTAAATTTATATTCCTGAAAATTTTGAGCGATTGACGATAGATATGGGAATCCACCAGCCAACCCGGGATTGATACCGGATTCGAACTGATTGGTGAAGGCTGATGAGCTAGAAATATCACACAAGAACTCTCGATGTCTAAAAACAATTGATTCTGAAGAACTATGCATAGCAGGAACTTGGGAACCGGTGACGTTACTATAGAGCGAGTTTTTGGATAATTTGTAGGCACCTAGGCCAAAGAATTTAGAAATACCATCCCCAGCGAGCTGGCCGATACGTCCTAATGTCGACACTTTTGGCTGTGACATTGGGCGATCGACGTAAACGATCTGTCGCTGGGGATTTTTATTTTTATTATTATTATTATTACTGTTGGGGGTATTTTTCTTCATGGTCGAAGAAGATTTTGGTTTGGGCATTTTGATTGGGGTATGGGATACCGGCCAATTCCGGGATCGTACATCTGCGTAACCGTCTTCAGGACGTGCGCCGTGCGATCTCTTGGCATTTTGTTTAGCACTGAAATCACAGTTTTGGGCAATAACGTTAGCAGACCCCATTTTACACCATCGAAACTCAGGGACTTCCACAAATCCCTCCATTTTAGGCGTTTGATTTAACAACTTGTACGTCCTCATGTATCTCTCAAACTCAATTTGCATGCTTGGAGATACACCAAAGGCAAAGTAAAAGGAGGAGCGGGCTTCAGGGGTTATACGCGACACTTTTCGATCCATATTATTATTCCAATAATATAGGCCTCCAATATCGCTGATATCTTTCCTACACTCTCCATAACTATTGCGGACGAACATAGAGTAGAACTCTTGGAACATGGGCAGTTTGGCGGCAATGGACAGTCCTCCCTTGCCGACACTTCCGATCCATTCTCTCATTTCTTTAATCGTAGTGACTGATCTCACACAAAACGCGTCCTTAGCGAACGCGAGTCCTGGATCACGACACATGACATGCTTGCTGCCATCAAAGACAGGTTGCATTTGACAAAAAGAGATCTTTTCGAAATCATATACTGGTTCCTCGACTACAATATGAAAGCCATACGTATGAAATTCCTCAATTAAACCTTGAACAAATGCGGACAGATCAGATTGTTCCATAATAATAACACAATCGTCTCCATTATTCAAGAGTCGAATTTTGACATTGACGTTCTTGGACCTTACGTAGATCATTGCACACATCATAATACAATTGCCTAATGATGTGTTCATGTCTCCACTCATGCGTCCTCCGTCAACTACATACTTGACTTTTCCATCGCCAACATATCCTTTGGCTTTATTGCGTAACTGTTGTTTTAATAAATGATCGAGATAGTTACTTTTGTAGATCACATTGTAAAAAGAATGTTCATACTTTAGAGCTGCAACTCCTACATGCTGATCGAATCTCGTTGCGTCCAATCCGACGGCTACGGGTCGATTGAAATGATTCCAACCGTCCCATAAAACTTCGGCGACTTGTTCAACGTTCATACCTTTTGCAACTGTAGGGGCTCCAAAGACCTTACCTATACGTTTGTATATACGATGTTCCACTGGTTTCATATAAACACCAAGTGAAATCCCGTATCTTGGTCCACGGGGCGATATTATACGTGGTATAGGATCAGGTTTTGCAGACACATTCGTCTTCTCGACGGCTTTAATGAAAACTTCCAACTCAGCATCTCTCTTATTCAAAGAGTCGATGCCTAGTGATTTCCTGGCATTTTCATATATAGTTCGTTTACGACCCACATGTGATTCAACAAATTTCTCCATTGAAATCGGGGTGGTTACTCCGAACCCATACACTACTTGCCTACGGAAGTCACAGAAATACTTCCCATTAAAAACCTCATCACTCGCTTGAACAGGAGTGGTATGGACTTGATCATATTTAACATAAAACACTCTCTCCAGAATGCCTCTAGTTAAATTGACTAGGCTGTCATTGAACACCCGGAGCTCTACCTCATTAGCCAGATTAGGTAGAGTGATAGCTTTCCGGGTCCTAAAGGGGGCGTTGCGCTTCACGACAGTCAGGTCGGGATGTGCGAGGATACTCCCTCTCACACAAATCCCCTGTCGCACGCATACGCGTCCCTAAGCAGTAGGTGAGCCCACATACTGCCGACGTTGTCTGGGTCTATAACACCCAAACACGCTCGACCGTATTCGCTCATCCCAACGTCTTAAAGCGTTAGCCACCTTAATCGTTGCTCTACTTGAATCATTTGCATACATATAATCTCGTTCTCTTACGAGTAAGTCAGTCATAATGGTACTCTCTGACATCTCCGAATCGGTTTGTATGAAATAAAATAGGGCAGCTCTTCCGGCATATTCCGCGATATGAGTTGGTCTCATCTTCATGTCCGCCATCGCTTGTCTGATTTTGCGTTGAACAATCAAATGATTCGCTTTAGTGAACTCTGCAGAACCAAAGTCCGCTTTGACTATAGCGACAGCTCTCCGTATACAGCTGTATGGTCTTAAGGTTTTGACACAAGTTATGACTCCATCTTGTTCGATGTTTGTCATCACGTGTATATCCTCCTCGATTTCCATTTCAGATCGTGTCTTCACGTATCTGACAATTTCATTTCGAAGACTTTTTGTGTCTTTACCTAATGTGGTACCCCCTTGAGGCTCATTGTATAATGGACTACAACGGGGGGGTTCAACCGATATATTGCTCAACTTGTTTCGTCTGTTGAAAAGCACCTTCAACTTGGAAACTACATCGCTTGGGCTAGGCAGTGTGGGCATGTTAATAGCAAATTTGATTGGCTGAACGCTAGGCTCTAATGTAATCGATAGATTCGGTTTCATTGGAGGATAGCGTTTTCCACTTTCAATGTTTTGCACATAAATGACTGCTTCGGTGGCTGCGCGTTGGTCAGGTAGCCCGTCTTTTCGACCGGCCACTCCTTCCAACACGTGTTTAACGATGCGAAGAACGTGGGAGTTATAGGGATACGACTTGGCCAAGTCGCACTTACCTGTTGATATAAAGCATAGGTAGTCTAGAAGATTAATAATTTGACTTAATTTCATGGTTATAGATGCTTTGCCGACAGTTATTTCTAAC